CTCATGATAATTTACCAGAAGAAACTTTAAAGAAAGCAAAACATATTGCTGCAAAATATAAGCATAAAAAGTTAGTTAATTATTATAGTATTGATTCTTATGGAACAGAAACTTTAGAAGAAAGTAATAAGATTGCTATTTTATTAAAGGAAAACAATATTTCTCTGAAAGGTTTATCAAGAGAATATTTACTGAGGACTTTTGGTGTAGAATTTACTAATAAAGTATTCCCTCAGTATGAATATGAGAATAAACAAGGGGCTACTGAACAATCAGATGAAAATAGTGGTAAATTGGTTGGATACATATTAGAAGGAATAGAGGTACAGGGATATGTATTAGAGAAAGATTTAAAAGTAAATGGAATGACTGAAAATCAATGGAGACGCAGTATTCAAGAGATTTTAGATAGTTATGGATTAGTAAAAATAACTGCTAATAAAGATATTAAAGAAAAATATAATATTAATGTTTCTGCTAGAAGTTATCCTAAGATTATTATTAGGAAGGATAATTAATATGCAGGATAATTTAGTTTATAAATTCTATAATAGTAACAATGAATTGCTTTATGTTGGCATTACCAATAATATGAAACTTAGGTTAAGACAACACAAACAAGATAAACCTTGGGTAAATGAAATCAAGAAAATATGTGTTAGCGATAAAATGACAAGGAATGAAGCCCATATCTATGAAATATACTATATTGCAAATGAAAATCCATTATATAATGTAGATCATATTAATGGTGGTAAGGTAAGTTTTACGATGGGTGAATTATTATTCAAAGAATATAAGAAAGAGAAGAGAAAGAAAATTAATATTGAAATTCTCGTAGATATGTACGACAAAGGAAAAACAATCAAGGAAATAGCTAAAGAATTAAAATATTCTATTGAATATATTGCTCAGAATTTAAATTTTAAACTAATAGAATGTGGCGAGGTTAAACCAAGGCATGGTAAAAATACTCAAGATGAAAGATTTGGGATATTCGTTGATTGCCTTAAATCTTTTTCTGGAGAAATATTCTTTACTATAGATGATATTATAAATAAGTTTGCAACTATTTATGACTGTGCGAAAGAAACAGCAAAATGGTATTATAAAAAAGAATTTAATACTTTGGTTAAAAAAGAACTTGAAAATTTAGGACTATCTATGATTAGAGTAAATAGTGAATTAAAGAGAATATACAATATATCTACTAGTGGGTATCCTTTGATAATTTGTAATAAATAAACTTCTATCCCCCTCATGGGTATTTGATCAACTTAACAATATTGAATCTCAAGGAGTTAAGTGGAAACAAAATGGATATACAGTAAAGGGTACTTCATATGAGATGTTTTATAGAACAGAAGGTTTAGAAGTTGCACAAAATATTTACCCTCAATACAAAAAGGTTGCTTCTAAGGATGTTGATTATGAAACAGGAGAAATTATAGAATCTGTTAAAGACAGGACTACAACTAAGAAAAGTGATGAAAAAGTTGAAAATATTGTTTCAGTTGTTGAAAAATTAGTAGATGAAAAGAATTACACTACTGAGAAAGAAATTGTATTGTATTTATCTGAAGAATATAAATGGGAAGTCACCGAAATTCAACTTCGTAAGATGAGAGGTGAATTAGAGAAAATAGGATACATAAGGATTAGAGTGAATAAAGAGTTAAAAGAAAAATATTCAGTTCAAAGTAATGGGTATCCAGTGATTATTTGCAAGAGTAGTGAGTCTGTATAAAAATAAATAAATAAAATAAAAGGTGGTATCATTTCTTATTGGATAAAACACTATTAGAAATTTGCTATAAAAAATACAACAAAGAAACACAAATGAGTTGGTCTGTTATAGCATCACAATATGGGTACTGTTCCGCAGAAGCAATTCGTAGTAAATTCAAGAAATATCGCAAAGCAAATGGAACATTAAAAGCAAGGGATATTGTGAATGGTATTATTATTGGTAATGGTGATAAAGAATTAATTATTCCTACTCCTACCCCATCTACTCCTAATTATAAAGAATCTGTAGAAATTAAGCAAGATAATTCTCAAGTTTCTGATAAATTATTGGAAATGAGTAATGAAGAATCTAAAAATCCTGATTTTGTTTTAAAGTCACATGGATACTCTCCTGAAGAGTGGGTTATTACATCTGCTAAGAATAGTATGTGGCATATGAATACTAAGGAAGATGGATTGAAGATTCTTTATGCCAGTAAAATTAGTGTAAAGCCAAGGACTGAATACCAGTGGAATGAAGAAGATGCCAAAAAGATATTTTCTAGTTTAGAAACATGCACAAGAACAATAAATAAATCAAATATAAAAACATTTCAATATAACAAAAATGGGAAATTACTAATTGTGCCGATTTCTGATTTTCATCTTAATCTTCTATCAGATAAATTATCAACAGGAAATGAATATAATATGCAAATTGCAGAAGATGTATTCTTTAAGGTAATTAATGATGTAATAGATAGAGTTGAAGATAAGGTATTTGAGAAGGTTTTATTCGTAACAGGAAATGATTTTATAACGGCAGATAATACAAATGGAACTACGACTCGTTTCACGCCACAGGAAACAGCAGAATCATGGTTTAAAGCAGTCCATAAGGCCACAGAATTAATTGTTAGGGCAATTGATATGCTTACTGAAATTGCACCAGTAGACGTTGTTTTAGTGCCTTCTAATCACGATCTTCATACTATGTTTGGTGTAATTCAAACAGTTAAAGCATGGTATAGAGGCAATAATAATGTTTATGTAGATGATAGTCCTTTACCTAGAAAATATTATGAATTTGGTAAAACATTGCTTACTTTTTCTCATGATATTAAAGTTAAGGATGCTTTACAAATTATTACCACTGAAGCAAAAGATAAATGGAGTAATTGTGAACATATAATTCTTTTATTGGCCCATCTCCACCAAGCAATGGTATATGAGAAACAAGGATATTTAGAAGTTTTGAGATTACCTACTTGTTCAGGTTGGAGTAGATGGAGTAATGACAAAGGATATATTCAAAGCGAAAAGAAGAATCAGAGTTTTATAATTGATAAGGATTAGGGATTACTGATATTTTAAATACTGTGATTAAGGATTAATAAATAAAAATAATTGAAAGAATATGAGGAATATTTTATGGCTGAACTAACTACTCTGAATATTGATGAATTAGTTGCTCAGATGCAAGAAACTTCAAATCCTGTATTACACGCATATTTTAAAGGGTTGAAAAATAGAACCATTATTATAAATGAAGCTATCACAGAATCAATAATTGAATGTGCTGTATTGCCTTTATTAGAAATGGATAATGATGGAACTGGAGAAGAAATAAAGATTTATCTTTCGAGTGGAGGAGGATCTACTTACAATGGTTTAACACTTTGCAGTATTATAGATAAATTAAAGACAAAAACAGAAATAACAACTTTTTCATATGCAATGTCAATGGGAGCATTAATACTTATGGCTGGATATGACAATCCCAATGTAATTAAAAAATGCTATCCTTTTACTGTTGGACTCATTCATGGAGGAAGTCAATTATTTGAAGGGACTTTATCGCAAGCTCGTGATTACTGGTCGTTTAACGAAAAATATGAAGAAAAAATTAAAGAATATGTTTTAACACATAGTAAAATTACTGATGCTGAATATGAGAAAATGCAGAAGTCAGAATGGTATATGACCTCCGAGGATATGTTGAAGTATAAAATAATAGACGAAATTATTTAAATATGAGGTATGCTTATGAATTATAAAGTGATATTAAGACCTTCAATTGCAAGAACTTTATTACAAAAAGGAAATCCAATTGTAGATATAAAACCAAATAAAGATAAACCATTGGAAACTGTGTTTATATTTGAGAACAATGAAAAATTCAAAAATGATTTGACATCTATTACAAAATAATAGTCTTTAATTTATAAAAAACTCGTAAAAGAAGGAGATGTACTATTGTGGCAAAAGAAACAAGGGAAACAAGGGAAATAATTAGTGGAATATACAAAATCGAGAATAAAGTAAATGGTAAAATTTACATTGGTAGTTCAATTGATATAAATAAGAGATGGAGATATCACGTATCTGATTTCGAAGCAAATAGGCATTGTAATAGTTATTTTCAAAATGCATGGAATAAATATGGCAAAGATAGCTTTGAATTCTCTATAATAGAAATATTAGATATAAAAGATAATATCTTTGAAAGGGAACAATATTGGTTAGATATACTAAAACCATTTGGAAATATAGGATACAATTTATGCCCAACTACAAATAGTTATTCATTTGGATATTCATTAAAAGGGAGTACAATAGATAAATTAAAAAATAGAAAATTTACTGAAGAACACAAAAGAAATATGAGTATAAATTCTCCCAAGAAAAAATCAATCATTCAAATGAATTTAAACGGAGAATTAATAAAAATTTGGGAAAGTTCAACTGAAGCCTGTAAATCATTAAATATAAATACAAAATCATTATGGGGATGTTTAGAAAGAATAGATAAAAGATTATCTGTTAAAAATTTCATATGGATATATTATGAAGAATATATTTCAGAATCATCACAAGAGATAATAAATGAAATTGTTAACAAGATTAAAAATAGAAAACAAAATGGTAATAGATCTGTAATTCAAATGACATTAGATAATGAATTTATTAAACAATGGGATACCGCCACTGAAGCAGGAAAAGTTTTAAGTATTAATAGAGTTGGAATAATGAATTGTTGCAGGGGAAATCAAAATGTATTTTTTAATTATAAGTGGGTATATGAAGATGATTATAATAATGGTATAATAGATAATTTTAAATCAAAACCAAGATTGCATAATTCAATCGTACAACTAGGCATGGATTATAATTTTATAAAACATTGGGATGGAACTAAACAAATTCAAGAAGAACTAAATTATAAATCTGATTTAATATATGACTGCTGTAGACAAACAAAATCAAAGTCATCTTATGGCTATAGATGGTTATATCAAAAAGATTATGAATATGGGAACTATATACAATATTGATTAAAATAAAATAAAATAATAAAGGCAGGAAACACAAAATGTTAATTAATAAAACTCCATATACGATCTCACAAGTTGAAGAAATAATCGACATTAATCTCCAAGAAAGTCAATCTTTTATGTTTGTTGCTGATTTCGCATTAGCGCACTATATTTATGATTATTTACATAATGACTATGGTATTATTGCTACATCATTAGAACTTTCAAATGATATTGACGAATATTACGTCAGTTTATCTTTTTATTCTGATGGAGATATGGATTTTGTATGTGAGCCTTCTAAGGGTGAAGATGATGATTATAAGTATGATGAATCAAATGATGTTGAATATTATGTTTTTCAAATATGGAATTTGGAGACGTTCGTGAATATTTGAGTGGAAAAGGAGAATTGGATTTTTGTGAGTTAGTTGATGAAGATTGTATTGAGGATGAAGAAGATATGGATGAATTATTAGATGGAGAAGAATATGAAATTGGTTTAGTAGAACATTATGCTGAATTGATTGAAGAAAGTGAATGTGAGTGCGGATCTTCTTTGCGTAATATTCTTTATAGCATATTGCAAGAATGTATGTCTATGGGGTATGAAAATGCACAAGAAGAAATAAATGAAAATAAAGTTACTAATGTCCATACTAGTGTCCATATTGATAATATTAATTTTCCAAATGTTGAAGATAAAAATGAATTAATGGAAGCATTTAAGAATTTACCTGAATTAGCAATGAGTAGAATAAAATTTTAATTAATAATAAATCCAATAAATTCTAAGTTTTATTTTGGTTAGTTCTTCAAACTAAATATTTTGTTTCAGATAGTATCTCTAACTTATTTAATTATAGTTAGAGATATTTTTGTGTAACAAAATAAGTTATGCAGTAAACAGGATAGAGAGTGCAACTCGACAAGATACAATCCTTAGTATCTTCCTGTTTATTATACTTTTTAAGGAAACAAATAAAATATTGAAGGAGATGTTTAAGAAAATGGAAGAAATTAAACAAAAATTAACTGAGAGAAAATTTACGCTTAGTAATGCCGAAGGAAATATTACCGTCGGAGTTAACGAAGGGAATTTTTCGCCCGTTGATGAAATTAGCATTGTTGATCCATATGGGTTTATTTACATTACAACAAATATAATAAATGGAAAGAAATACATAGGACAAAGAAAATTTAGTCATGGATGGAAAGGATATTTAGGCAGTGGAATTATTTTAACACAAGCAATAAAAAAGTATGATAAAAACAATTTTAGAAGAGAAATAATAGCAATTGCTTATAGTAAAGAAGAACTAAATAAATTAGAAATTGAATTCATATATAACCATAATGCTGTTAATAATGATGATTATTATAATATTACATATGGTGGAGATTCTCCTATGTCTGGTAGAAAAATGTCAGAAGAACATAAAGAAAAAATTAGCAAGTCAGAAAAAGGAAAAGAAGTTTCTAAGGAAACTAGAGAGAAAATAAGTGCATCAAGTATTGGAAAAACACATTCAGATGAAACTAAAGAGAAAATAAGAAAGACTAGTAAGGGAAGATTACATTCCGATGAAACTAAAGAAAAAATGAGTGGAGAAAATAATCATTTTTATGGAAAACATCATTCTGAAGAAAGTAAATTAAAAATGAGCAATAGTTTAAAAGGCAGAAAACATAGTGAAGAGACAAAAAATAAAATGAAAATAATTTCAATAAAAAGAGGTAGAAAACCTAATGCTAGAAAAATAATTTGTATAACAACAGGTGAAATATTTGACTGTATTAAAGATGCAAGTGAAAAATATAATATTCAAAGTGCTCATATTGTTGAATGTTGTAAAGGAGTTCTTAAATCTAGTGGAAGATTACCTGATAGAACAAAATTAGTCTGGATGTATTTATAAAGAAGAATTAAATATTGACTGGGATAGACCTATTACCATATTTCTAAAATTCGATTGTATGGATAAATTTGACGTTCAAAATCTAGCAAAAAGTGCAGTAGATCAACTGATAAATAGAGAATACTTAGAGGACGATAATATTATTGACAAGATAATTGTAGAAAGAAATAAATCTGTAGATTCTTTTGGTGAAGGTAAAATATATGTATATGTTAGAAATATAGATTAATTGTATTAATAATTAATGTTTTGTAAGTTATAAGACGCTTGAGCAATCAGGTGTCTTTTTGTGTGGATGGAATTGTGTTTAGATTATGCCTAGTCTTAATTGACTAGGTTTTTATGTGAGCATAATTTTAATTTTGTTCATGAGAAGAGAGGTAGTTTAGGGTTGCTCCTATTCTCCGTACCCTCTCTTCTATTTATTTTTAAGTGATTAGTACGGAGAAATAAAATGTACGGAAAGAAGGAATTAGAATGGGTAAAAAGAAAACATATGATGAAGTAAAATATTTCATTGAAGTTGAAGTTTCAGAATGGAAGAAATTAAAATTAATTAGTAA